ACTAGCATCGTGGCTACAAAGCAATGATGGTCTAGACACATACGAGATACTATCTAAAAAGTATCGCTAAATTAAGAGGGCACACTGAGTGCCCTTTTTTTATTATCTTTGTCATTATGATAAATTCCGTACGAAATACTGTCCTAAATATTATCAATAAGGATAATAATGGGTTTATTACACCAGAAGAATTCAACAGCTTTGCAAAACAAGCTCAGTTAGAATTGTTCCAACAATACTTCTATGACTTTCAGAAAGCTAAGATTAGCGATATGAAGGGAATGGAGACTAGCGGTTATTCTGATATCACAAAGCAGATAGACCAAACTATTGACTATTTCTCAAAGAATACTGATTTGGTATATAACTCAGGAGATGCAAAGTTTGATTTGCCTGCTAACTTTTTCTTATTAAATGTATTATACTACAATGGTAAAGAGGTTACTCACGTGGACCAAGGTAAATTATATTATTTGCTTAATTCCAATTTGACAGCACCTACAGAAACATACCCTACGTATGTTATGCAAGGTAATCAAGTTGCTGTGTACCCAGATACTATTACAGATAATATCAATATTTATTACGTTAGATACCCATTAGATCCTAAGTGGACTTATACGGTAGTTAACGGTAGCCCTTTGTTTAATCAATCGGCTAATGACTACCAAGATTTCGAGTTGGCTATATCTGACTTCCCTAAGTTAGTCGTTAAGATTTGTGAATACGCAGGTGTTAACATTAGAGAAATGGATGTGGTTCAAGCGGCAAGAGCAGAAGAAGCATACACTGATCAAAAACAACAATAATGAATCAGGAAAAATATTATACCAATGACGGGAATACTCCCACCGACGCTAACTGGGGTTCATACCAGAATGTAACATTAGGTGATGTTGTGAATAACTTCATCTTAATGTATACAGATGATGGCGATTTGTTGAATAACATCAACAGATACAAGGTATTATTCCACGCTAAAAGAGCTGTACAAGAATTAAACTACGATGGAAATCGTCAGATTAATGCTTTGCAGTTAGAGGTTGGTCATGACCTTAAATTTGTATTGCCTCCTGATTACGTGAACTATGTTCGTGTATCTTTATTCTGGGGTGGCAACTTATACCCTATGTTTGAGAATACTCAAGCTAACTCCTCTACGGAATTCTTGCAAGACGATCAGTATCAAATTTTATTTGACGACCAAGGTAATGCTTTGCAAGGAACATCTAAGTTAGACTTATCTCGTATTGATGGTGAGAACTATATGTTGTGCCCATTCAATAATCAGTGGGGTTGGTACGTAGATGGTCTTTGGTACTTCACTTGGGGATTCGGTGCATACTATGGTATGAACACTGAGGTAGCAAATGTTAACCCTACCTTTAGGGTAGACAAAGCAGCTGGTGTTATTAACTTTAGTTCAGGAGTATTTAACCAATCGGTAGTATTGGAATATATTTCTGATGGTTTGTATCCAGGTGATGACAATCAGATTGTTATCAATAAATTAGCAGAAGAGTATATCTACTCATATATTAAGTGGGCTATCTTAAATACTAAAGCAAATCAGCCTGAGTATGTTATTAATAGAGCTCGTAAAGAAAAAGTTTCTAATTGGAGAAACGCAAAGATTAGATTAAGTAATTTACACCCAGGTCGCTTGTTGATGAACATGAGAGGCCAATCTAAGTGGATTAAGTAAATGATAGAACTTCAAAGAAATTTCCTTTCGGGGGTCATGAATAAAGATCTTGACCCTCACTTTTTACCTGATGGTGCATATAGAGATGCACTAAATATTATTGTGGGCGATTCTGATGGGGCTTTTGTCTCTGAAGAAGGCTCACATAATGGGGTAGCACAAAACTATTTAGGTAACGTATTAAAGGGAGTTGATTTAGAGTTAACCAATGCAACTTGTATTGGTTCACTTGCTTATGATGCAGACAATTCTATTTATTGGTTAGTAGCATCTGATTATTTAGATGCTGTTTATGAGTACAATGAAGATACAGATACATTAACTCCTGTTCTTCGTGCAACTAAAACACCCACTACGACTTCATTGCTTGGCTTTAACAAGGATTATTTTGTTACAGGCATAAACTATATCAACGGACTTCTTTTCTGGACTGACAATCTAAATCCTCCACGCAGAATCAATATTGATCGTGCGAAAAATTATGATATAGATGGATTTACTGAGGCCGATATTAATGTCATCTTAGCACCTCCTTTGTCTGCACCAACAATTAATTTATATTCAGAGGGTGAAGCTAATAATTTAGAGAATAAGTTTCTTTACTTCTCTTATAGATATAAATATTTAGACAACGAGTATAGTGCTTTGTCCCCATTCTCACCTGTAGCATTCTTTCCAAAAGAATATGCATATGATTATGGTGTATCAGAAAACGTATCTATGGTTAATAACTTTAACACAGCAGATATAACTTTTAACTCGGGATCAAAAAATGTAAAAGAGATTCAGTTAGTATTTAGAGATACGCAAAGTGCTAACACATATGTAATTGATAGCTTAGTTAAAGAGCTTAATAATTACGATGATGATACGGACTATGTATTTACATTTAAGAATAACAAAGTATTTACGCTATTGCCAGTTGAGCAAGTAAATAGATTGTTTGATAATGTACCTATCAAAGCTAAATCACAAGAACTTATTGGAAGTAGGTTGGTTTATGGTAACTATACTCAATTCTTTGATTTATTGAAGGATAACAAGGAGCCTATTAATCCAGCTTTCTCTTTGTCGATATTATCTAATTCTATAGTAAGTGGCATGCCTACTCCTACATTTAAAAGTAATAGAGATTACGAGGTTGGTATTGTTTACTTGGATGACTATGGTAGAACAACTACTGTAGTTACACCTACAGAAAATACCAATACAATATATATTCCTGCATCAAACGCTATTGATGGCAATAATATTCGTGTAACTATTGATGGCACATATCAGCCACCTTCTTTTGCTACACACTATCGTTTTGTAATTAAGCAAGATAAGCAAGAGTACTACAACGTATTCCCATTAACTTATTTTGATGATGGTCAGTTTAAATGGTTTTTAATTAACCAAGCAGACCAAGATAAAATAGCTGTTGGCTCATATGTGTATTTAAAAAGTGCAACAACTAACACAAATGTTCAGTATAAAATATTGGACATTCAGTCAAAGAACGCCAACTTCTTAAATAGTGCAGAATCTAATCAACCTGCAGGTGTTTACTTTAAACTTAAAATAGATTCAACTGTATTACCTCCTATTACATATTTCTACGATTACAATGTAGGAGGTGGAGTAGATCCAGCTAGTACATTAGTTACAAATAGATTTAATGTAGCTGAACAAGCTATATTTTATGGTGTGGGTATTAATGACATGATTACCGGAGCAAGCAACGCTTACACTGGTTCAAATGATGCTAGATTCTATGTAGAGATTGATTCTACTGGGGGTGCCGCTGATACATTTAAGTATTATGTTTCTTACGATGCAAATTATAAGGTACTAGTTGCTAGTGGTATTGCTATTAACTCTGCTGCGGACCAAACTCTAACTTACTCAGGTAGCACTTGCTCTATTAGATTCCTGTCAAATACAGGTCATACTACAAAAGATTATTGGGTAGTTAACTGTCGTGGTAACCTAGAAGATGTATGTTTGAATATATTTGGAGGTCTTATTGACCATAGCACTCCTGTCCCTGGCGTATTCTTTACACTAGATAATTGGAGCCCGTCTCCAGCAAACAACCAAGATAGACCAATTAATGCCGGTGCTATCTTAACTTTTAAGTATAAAGAAACCAATGGTACAGACCAATGGATTACTCAAACATTTATATCGACAAAAGACTATGTAAATATTGAAGAGTGGTTTATCGAAGATGGAGCATACCAAAAATGGATTGCTTTAGATGAATCAGATCAAAGTGTTGGACCTAAGAATGTTTGTTTTAGACGTGGAGTATTAGTTTCCACTGGAAGACCAGGTCTTATATCACAAGGGTCAACCATTGCTCCTACGACCTTGTCGTATCCTGTATATATGTATTTTTATTCATTCCAAGGAGGAGATACGCCTGCTATTGATACACAGTTTTCATTACAGCAGTCAGAGTTTCCATCTTTGTTTGAAACAGTTCCTGTAGACACCAACCAAGATATATACTATGAGCTTTCACAAACGTATCCTATTATCGATGGCAATCACTATGGAAATGTTGACAATCAGAACATTGCATTGGGTGCTCCGGCGATAATAGATTTAAACACGTTTGACTTTAACTCGGACTTTAACGCATTCTCATTTGGTAATGGCGTTGAGAGTTTTAGAATTAGAGATGATTGGAATGCAGCAACAATGCAGTTTAGCCCACGTGCTAACTCAACTGTTGAAGGATACGAGCAACAAACTCTTGTTCAGGCATTAACTTACAGCGGTATTTACACTCAGACATCTGCAATTAATAGATTAAATGAGTTTAACTTATCACTTGGTAACTTTAAATACTTAGATAGATTCTTTGGGTCAATCCAAAAACTATATTCTCGTGACACAGATTTAGTTGTATTGCAAGAGAATAAGATATCTAAAGTTCTTTATGGTAAGAACTTATTAAGTGATTCAACAGGAGGTGGTGTAGTTGCATCTATTCCTGAGGTATTGGGTACTCAGATTTCTTATGAAGGAGAATATGGTATCAGTTTAAACCCAGAAAGTTTCACTAAATGGGGTAACGATTTATTCTTTACTGATGCTAGACGTGGTGCTGTTATGGCATTACAACCTAATGGGTTGTTTGAGATATCCTCTCAAGGAATGAAGAACTGGTTTAAGGCAAATTTAGATACCAATACAGTAAAGATTGGTATGATGGATCCGTACTTCGAGCATTATGTATTAGCTGTAGATAATGATAGAAAGATTAAAACTTGCTCAATTTCAGTAACGCCAACAACTTTGACGTTTGATGGTACTGTGCAAAAGAAATCATTCTATATTGAGTCTAATACAAACTGGGAGGTGACGGCACCTACCAATGATTGGTTGACTGTAAGCGATAAGTTTGGATCAAATAATCAACTTATTTATGTAGAGGTTTTAGAGAACTTAGGGGCTCCAAGAAACTTAAATATTACAGTATCAGGATGTACAGATGATATTGTTATAGCAGTTACACAAGCTACAAAACCAACAGTTTATGATTGGTATGAGTTATTAAATTGTGATACGCTTGATGTAGAATATTCTGAACAATATGCTGAAAATGAATTTACTTTAAATGAAAGAGTAACTTCTGATGGAGCTACTTATACAATTACAGACATTCTCCATACTGAACCTGTTGGTGTTTTATTACCAATAGTTACAACTGGAGAGTCAGGATGTCCTACTCCAACGTTTGATTGGTATTCATTATATAAGTGTTCTGATGGTTCTACTGCTAATTCAGAAGCATATGCTATAGGAGCATTTTCTGTAAATGATAGAGTTACGGCAGGTGGATCTACATACACTGTAACTAGTGTATTATCATCTAGTCCTGGTGGCACATTATTAGCTATTACAGGTACAGGATTGACAGGATGTCCTACATTGACAACATATTATGCATTAGCTGAATGTGCACCAGGTGTAGGAATTGCTTATACAACAATTAACCCAGGTTCTGTTGGAAGAAGATTTGTATTACCATATCCAACTGAAACATTCTACACTTATACAGGAGCAACTTTAGTACAAAGTACACCTCCACCATCGTATAATGGTTCAATTCAAATAACATCGTTCTATAGTTGTCCGTAATATTAAAATAAGTAAATTTGTAAGCACATGGCTAACTATACAATAACATATTCTCCGAGATTATCAGGATGGACATCATACCACTCATATTTACCAGAGTGGATGGTGTCTATGAATAATTATTTGTACACATTTAAAGACGGTAATTTATATAAGCACAATTCCAACCAAACTAGAAATAGTTACTATGGAACATTGTACCCATCTAAAATAACAACCATATTTAATAACGAGCCGTCTCAGACTAAATCATTTAAAACCATATCTACTAACTCAACGACTGCTTGGGATACAGCTATCTTAGCTGACCAAGGAGAAGGGTATATCGATGCAGATTGGTATGCATTAAAAGAAGGTACTTGGTACGCTTATATC